CTCGCTGTGCCGAAACCACCGCGTACCGTAGTTAAGAAGTCAGAGAAAGTTAAGCATAAACAAGCTATTGCAGATTTCTGGGGGTTTGCTTGCGCAATGGGTCCGATGCTGCCGATAGATTCGTACCAGTACCGGTATGATCTGCGGAAGGAGTTAATAGAACACACCGACAAATCCAACAACAACAACAACAACAACAACAATACTACTTTCTATAACGGGCGAGAGTTTTTTAACCTCCCCCATAAGTTTGCACGAGAGGTATTGAAAGATACTAATCACCCTATGCGGTTAAACCTACTAGTAGAGTTCGTGAAGGACTCCGACATACAGTACGTTGAAACCGACGCCGATGCACAGCGCGTGCGGGAGCAATATAACCGGTGGATAAACAAGGTGTGTGGATTTACCAAACAAATATAAGGTAACAGGAGAACGACGATGAGATACCCACATAAACTAGTTAGTGCGGCACTAACACAGTATAACCTCAAGGAGCCCTATGACGAGCTTGAAAAGTTCAGAGACGCAGTGTTGCAAGGTATTCACGGGCTACGTGCTACCAATGCAATACATAGTAGTTGGATTATCAACTTATACTACGACAGCTGCCCATTCACCGTTGGGGCTATATGGATAGATACAGACAAACAAGGGAACCGTACCTATACCGTTGAATCGCGGGGTATACAGAACAGAAAGTTTAGCGACTATAACGACCTTAGGTATACCAAAACGAGTAAGGACCTCGATAAAGCTGTTAGAGTCGCGAAAAAGTATTGCCGCCCGTATACTCCGCACGAGCTGTTGCACTGCACGGCACGTGATGCTAACAGTTGTATAAGTTCGTTCTCGAAAGAACTACACAGTAAGCTACAAGAAAAAAGCATTAATACGCTGAATCAACCACGACTGCTTCGAGAGCTTGAACATCTAGTACAGTCTAACCACTCATGGGTCGACCCCGAATTTGGGGAAGATTTAGTTGCTATGCTTGACCTACAAAAACAAGCCGATGCCGCTGCCGCCGCTGCGCGTGGTAAGGCATGGTTCGTACGGGTTTACCAGCGGGCAGGACAACAGATGTTTGACGTCATACCGATAAGTGATATAGGGCGGCCAATTCTTGTTAGCTTGGAAAATGACCATGTCGGAGAATCAACGCCGTACACTGACGCCGGCGTACCAGACTGGCTCATGGGTAAACTCGCAGTGCTTAGTATGATTGGTAGCGGTACGTACGTCGAAGGGGTTGGGTACAGCGTTGGGGAGGGTATGTTCTATGTCACAGAATAACTACTCACTATGTGATGATAAGATATACCGCGTATACATAGACCCTACAACAAAACACGTATATACAGTATGTATTGATATTGACAGTGACAAAAGGGAGTACTATGATTCTCCTGATGACTTGCCTGAGTGGGTGCAAGCGAAGGTCGCTGTCTTAATGATGACGTCATTGACGAAGCCGACTGAAGTTATCGAGGGTGTAGGCCGTCGCATTGATGCGAATACTTATTGGGTAGTAGAGCCACTGGCCTGACTACAAACACCAAAAGCCGGAGTGCAACAGATGAGTAAAGGCAGCAAACTACATGGCAACCACTGTCCAGCGTGTGAATCTTTTGCCGCGTCACCTATAGGGAAAGCCTTTAAGAGAGACTACATAAGAGAATTGCTTTCAAACAGCGAATTTTTATGGGCAGCCATTGGGCAAGACGCTGTTAAGACTCCAGCATGGATTCCACTGGGTATGCTGGAAGGAGAAGAGCTAGAAGCTGCTGCTGCTGAGAGGAGAAAATTCTGGGATGCAGAAGCCGATAAGATTGCTACTATGATTTTCCACAAGGATGATGCTGAACTGGGTAAGTATATTAGGAGCCTAGCAGAAGGCTACACAAAGCCGGAGTGCTGAGGATGAGTAACGCAGTTTTGATGAAACAGGCACAGCAGATACATAAATAAAGTATGGGGTGACAAGTGAGGAAGAAAAAAGTTAGAGAGATTACTATCATACGGACCGGTAGAGACAAGTTTGCGGTAGTAGGTAAAGGGCTCGTTATTGAGGCGGAAGAAGTACAGACTCTAAAGATTGGTTATAGTGTGCAGATACAGATCAGTTTGAAATAGCCGCTGTTAGTGCGGCACTAACAACTAATTGATACCAGTTCCAACGGAGATATGACATGGCGATGACCCCTGAAGCAAAAGTAAAGAAGAAAGTAACAAACATACTAAAAGAACTAAACGCGTATTACTTTTACCCTGTCACTGGAGGATTCGGTAAAAGTGGAGTACCGGATATAATAGTTTGCTACGAAGGTAAATTTTTTGGTATAGAATGCAAAGCGGGTGGTAACAAACCCACGGCTCTGCAAGAAAAACAAATAAAAGAGATAAACGACAGCGGTGGTGTAGCGTTCGTAATCAATGAAGATAACATTGAAGACGTGCGGTATCACCTTACTGGTGTAGCGCACAACCCTAACCAATTAAGTTTAGGTGTTTTGTGAAGCATAGATCAAAGAAAGAGTGGGAGCGTATCGCATTGTTATGTGAGGTTGCTTACCACGAAACGTCAAAGTATTCACTGATGCGGTTAATTTTTAAGTTTGGTACGTGGTATGCCAGACGAAAAAGTAAACGCGCTGAGTGATAAACCATGCTGAGCCTCCCCGTACTGGGCTCACGCGTAGGTAACCTAAAGTACGAGCTATTACTGGAGAATGAAAATGGCTAAGAAACCAACTAAAGCGGCTGCAATCCGTGAGTATATCCATAGAAACCCTGATGCAAACGATAACGCCGTAGCGAAGGCATTGAAAGTTTCCCCTAGCTATGTGCGGAACGTGAGGAAGTCCATTAAGCCTGTTAAACGTAGGGCTGTGAAAGCAAAGCGCGTACCTAAGCCAGCAGGCGAAATAATATGGCAGCCAGTACCGGTGCGCCCGTCCATTTGGAGGAGGATTGTCAATGTCATCTGCGGACGATAAACAGGTGGGGGGCACCCACTATAAAGTTATGCCGATTCAACCGTGGGCTGTAATGGAAGCGGTACTTACCCACGAAGAATTTATAGGTTTTTTGAAGGGTAATATTATCAAGTATTCGTTGCGGCAGGGAGCTAAAGATAGTGACGATGCAGGCAAAACCCAACACTATATGCAGAAGCTACGCGAGGTAGAGTCTGGAACATAGTTTAGGGCTACAACGCACCACTGAGGATCTTAAGAAATGAAAATACAAGAACGAATAAAAATTGAGTGTCTACTGGATGGTTTAGATGACATAGTAACGTCTGCACAAGTTACTTGTTTAAGTTTTGATCAGCTAGACAAAGAGAAAAAAGAATATATAAAAAAGAATTGTAGGGGTTTATGGTTATCAATAAACGATACCAAAAAAATACTAAAAGACCAATTATGGCCGATTGTATAAACGAGGTTTAAGAAATGAACAAACTACAAAACATATAACTCTGCGTTAACTCGCAGATGCGCAAAAGGTGAGTAGAATGGACCTCATTACAGTAGATTTTGAGACGTATTACGACAGGGAGTTTTCCTTGTCGAAGATGACGACCGAATCCTATATCCGTGACCCTCGATTTGAGGTGATCGGTGTAGGGGTTAAAGTAAACAACGGGCCCACTGAGTGGGCGAGTGGTACACATGAACAGATTAAGGAGTACCTACATACATTCGATTGGGCAAACTCTATGTTACTTGCTCACAACACTATGTTTGATGGGGCTATTCTTAGTTGGCGCTTTGGTATCCATCCTCGTGTTCTTACCGATACTCTGTGTATCGCCCGTGCTATTCATGGCATTGAAGTTGGTGGGAGTCTCAAGGCACTCGCTGACCGCTATAAGATCGGAGAGAAAGGTACGGAAGTTATTAACGCGCTTGGAAAATCGCGAGAATCGTTCGCCCCCGATGAGTTAGCTAGATATGGGGACTATTGTGTTAACGATGTCGAGCTAACGTATAAGTTGTTTAATATTTTCTTATCACAAGGGTTCCCGAAAACCGAGCTACGGCTGATTGATACTACGCTCCGTATGTTCGTCGATCCCGTGCTTGAGTTGGATATTGGACTACTAGAACAGCACCTTGAAGATGTGCGAGAGCGTAAAGACCAGCTGCTCGAGTCGGCTAATGTGTCTAAAGAAAACCTCATGTCGAACCAGAAGTTCGCCGAACTACTTAAGTCGTTAGGAGTGACGCCACCTACCAAGACAAGTCTAGCTACAGGTAAAGAAACATTCGCGTTTGCTAAGTCAGATGAGGAGTTCAAGGCTTTACTTGAGCACGACGATGATCGAGTACAGGCTTTGGTAGCGGCGAGGCTTGGCACCAAGAGCACGCTTGAGGAGACGCGTACTCAGAGGTTTATCGATATAGGTAAGCGGGGCACTCTACCCGTACCCGTGCGGTACTATGCGGCACACACCGGACGGTGGGGTGGTGACGATAAGATTAACCTACAGAATTTACCTAGCCGCGGACCAAATGGTAAGAAGTTAAAGAGTAGCATTATTGCGCCTGAAGGCCACTCGTTGATTGACGCCGATTCCGCTCAGATTGAGGCACGTGTACTGGCGTGGTTCGCTGGGCAGGACGACTTAACCACTGCATTTACAAACGGTGACGATGTATATAAGCAGATGGCCTCTCGCATTTATGGCTGTGCCGAAAGTGATGTGACGGCGCAACAGCGGTTTGTTGGTAAGACTACGATCTTAGGTGCTGGCTACGGTATGGGTGCAGCCCGCTTTACAGATCAGCTAAAGACGTTTGGAGTTGAGGTTAGCCTCGACGAGGCGCGGCGGATTGTTAACATCTACCGTGAAGCGAACAACAAGATAAGCCAGCTGTGGCGCGACGCGCAGAACATGGTCCGGTACCTAGCTAATGGGGATGCACTACAGTTTGGCCGAGCTGGGGTACTAACGGTAGACCCACGTAAAGGTATTATGGTGCCATCTGGGTTATATATACGGTACGACGAGCTCCGCGGGGAGCAGACCGAGAACGGTGTTGAGTACTCATACAAAACCCGTCGAGGGCGTACGCGTATCTATGGGGGTAAAGTTACAGAGAATGTTTGCCAAGCGATTGCCCGTTGCATAATTGGTGAACAGATGTTAAAAATAGCTAAGAAATACCGTGTTGTGTTAACGGTACATGACTCAATCGTTTGCTGCGTACCTGATGAAGAAGTCGACGAAGCACAGGCATATATTGAGGCATGGATGCGTTGGACGCCTGAATGGGCGGCGGGGCTACCGATTGACTGCGAGAGCGGTGTTGGTAAATCTTATGGTGGAGCAGGCGAGTGAGTATAAGTCCGTGGTCGTTTAGCCGTATAAAGGCATTTGAACAGTGCCCTAAACAGTTTTACCACGAGAAGATACTTAAAGAATATCCCGTTGTAGAAACAGACGCGATGCGTTACGGCACGGAGTTTCACGAAGCGGCTGAGTTTTACGTTCGGGATGGTACACCACTCCCTAAGAAGTTTAAGTTCGCGCAGGGAATGCTAGACGCGCTAGTTGCTAAACAAGGCACCAAGCACTGCGAATTGAAGTTAGGGGTTACAGAGAACCTTGAACCATGCGCGTTTGACGCCGAGGATGTATGGTTTAGGGGGATTGCCGACCTCATCATATTGGATGGTGACCTTGCTTGGGTAATTGATTACAAGACAGGCAAGTCCGCCAAGTATGCGGATAAAGGGCAGTTAGAACTTATGGCACTGTCCGTGTTTATCCACTATCCAGAAGTTAAGACTGTCCGCGCAGGGCTACTGTTTGTGGTCAGTAATAACCTAATCAAAGACAAGTACGCCGAATTTGATAAGGGTAAACTGTGGGAGAAGTGGATTAGTAAGTACAAACAGATGGAAACCGCCGCTGAAAGTAACGTGTGGAATCCAAGACCTAGTGGGCTGTGTAAGAGACATTGCCCCGTTACTGTGTGCGTACACAATGGAGATAACTAATGCCGTACGTAAAGAAACCCCGCCCGTACAAGAAAGAGTATGCGCAACAAAAAAGCCGTGGCGAGCACGGCGACCGAATGGAAAGGCAGCGGGCCCGTCGCGCAATGGACAAAACAGGGAAAGACGCTAACAAGAACGGCAAAGCCGATAAGCGTGAAGGCAAGGATATAGCTCATAAAAAGCCGTTGGCACGTGGGGGCTCAAATAAAGATGGGTACACCGTGCAATCACGGAAGACAAACCGTGCAGCGGGTGGGGCTATGAGTAAGCCACCCAAAAAGAAAAAGAAAAAGTAGTTAGTGCCCCACTAACATAACCGGCGTCACTAACATGATGTGATGCCGTGCCGGAGAACACAGTGCAAATTTTAAACAACAAGGCGCTCTTGTTGCGCCTACGTAACCCTAAACAAGTTACAGAGATAATCCCAAAAAGCCGAGAACTCGAAGACAACAAAGTTGTTGTTAACTGGGGCATCGACGAAGCACATGTCTTAAAGAACCTCAAGGTTAAAAATGTGCCGTCACCTATAGAGGGTAGGTACGACTGGACAGGTCAGTACAAACCATTCGACCACCAGCGGACTACCGCGGCATTCCTGACTATGAACCGCAGGGCCTTTTGCTTTAATGAGCAGGGTACGGGTAAAACCGCCTCTGCAATTTGGGCGTCAGACTTTTTGATGAAGGAGGGCAAGATAAACCGTGTGCTGATTATCTGCCCGCTGTCTATCATGGAAAGCGCATGGCGCAATGACTTATTTAGCGTGGCTATGCACAGGACCGTTGACATCGCATATGGCCCCGCAGATAAACGTCGTAAGATAATTAACCAAGGTGCAGACTACGTCATCATTAACTACGATGGTGTTGAGATCGTTGCCGATGAGATAATAAACGGTGGTTTCGACTGCATAATTGTAGATGAAGCTACACACTACAAGAATGCGCAGACGCGCCGCTGGAAGACGCTGTATAAGTTGTTATCCACAAGCACTTGGCTATGGATGATGACAGGTACCCCCGCAGCACAGTCCCCTCTGGATGCTTATGGTATCGCTAAGTTAGTAAACCCCTCGGCGGTACCGCGGTTTTATGGGTCGTGGCGCGACCAAGTAATGGTCAAGATTACTCAATTCAGGTGGTTACCAAAGCCAGATGCTACTGACACAGTTTACCGAGTGTTACAGCCAGCAATCCGCTTCACCAAAGACGAGTGCCTTGATTTACCAGAGATGGTATACGTGAAGCGTGAGGTCGAACTTACGCGTCAACAAGCAAAATACTACAAACAGCTTAAAGAGAAACTTGTTTTACAAGCCGCTGGGGAGGAAGTAACCGCGGCTAACGCAGCTATCGGCATGACGAAGCTGCTGCAAATATCCTCCGGTGCGGTGTATACCGATAACGGCGAAAGTCTAGAATTTGACATTAAGCATAGGTACGCGGTACTGCGAGAGGTTATAGACGAAAGTTCTAAGAAGGTGCTTGTGTTTGTACCGTTTAAGCACACCATAGACATACTCACTGACAAACTTCGTGCAGATGGTATCACTACCGAGATTATACGTGGTGACGTATCCGCACATAACCGCACTGCAATATTCAAACGGTTCCAAGAGGAACAAGACCCACGGGTATTAGTGATACAACCTCAATCGGCAGCACATGGAGTCACACTAACCGCTGCAAATACTGTGGTGTGGTGGGGACCGACTAGCTCACTAGAAACGTACGCACAGGCAAACGCCCGAGTGCATAGGGCGGGACAAGACCATAAATGTACGGTCGTACAGCTACAAGGCTCACCCGTAGAAAAACATGTTTACGCATTACTAGACAACAGAATAGACGTACACACAAAGATGATTGACCTTTACAAGGAAATACTTGACTAACGCAATATACGCTAGTAAAGTTAGTTTCCCGATACTTAATCGGTGCACAAAAGGAGTACGATAATGAGCCAAGAACAATCATTAGCTGAGAAGCTCACGAAGGTTTATATCAAGATACGTAATAAGCGTTCTGAGTTATCGGCAGAGTTCAAAAAGCAAGATAGCGATCTTTCCGATCAGTTGGATAAGGTCAAAGCTGCACTACTCACATACTGCAAAGACAATGGTGTGGATAGTGTGAAAACTTCTGAAGGGTTGTTTTACCGAACCATAAAGAATCGTTACTGGACAAGTGACTGGGCCTCCATGCACACGTTCATCAAAGAGCACGACGTTCCTGAGTTCTTTGAGAAACGGCTCAACCAATCAGTAGTAAAGCAGTTCTTAGAAGAGAACCCTGATCTAGTCCCACAGGGGCTGAATGTGGATTCCAAATACAGCATAACCGTGAGGAAAAAATAATGGCTAGAACGTTTGTACCTATTGATGACCTTTCAAAGCACTTTTCAGTGTCGATCTCTACGATTCGAGCATGGGTGCGGCAAGGGCATATTCCTAAAGACACTTATATAAAAGTCGGTAATACTTACCGGTTCAATATTGACGCAGTATCCGCTGCGTTAACCACTAAAGACGAACCTACACCAAGTCCGTCACAGGAGCAGGAACAGGTTGTGTCTGAGGGCATAACAACATCGCAATCAGACAATGTGTACGAAATCGAACGTACCACGCCTGAATACAATATAGATGATGACATCTGAGGAGAACGACATGTCTGAAGTAACTTTGTTTGAAAACAATGCGCTAGCAAACAGTGATCTATTTAAGTCACTGCAAGATGTAAATGACAACCTATTAAGCGGTTCTGGTACGGGTGAAGAGCGACGCCGCATCTCACTAAACGGTGGTAAGTTCCGTGAGTTTATTAACGGGGAACAAGTTAGGGTAAGTAAAGAAGATAACGTAAATATGGTTATCGTTAACGCCGCACCTATATCCCGTACATACTACGAAGGGACGTACGACCCCGCGAACCCTACACCCCCTAAGTGTTGGTCGGCTGATACAAATAGTCCCGCTAAAGAGGTGCCGGAGGAGAATCGCCAAGCCGCACGTTGTATGGATTGCCCGCAGAATATTAAAGGCTCCGGCCAAGGTGAGTCACGTGCATGTCGTTTTGCGCAGCGCCTTGGCGTTGTATTAGAAGGGCAGTTGGATAAGGTGTACCAGCTACAGTTACCCGCCACGTCAGTATTCGGCGATGGTAAAGACGGTAATATGGGTATGCAGGCGTATGCACGTTTCCTTAGTGCGCATAATACTCCCGCAGTGGCAATCGTTACTAACATGCGGTTCGACGAGAACAGCAGCACGCCGAAACTGTTTTTCAAAGCAGTGCGCCCGTTGAATGAAGCAGAGCTGCAAACAGTAGTCGATCTTAAAGATCACCCCGACACTATTAAAGCTATAACTCTTACTGTTGCGCAGACTGACGGTGTGCAGAAAGAGACGCCGGTGGCACTACCAGCTAAACAAGAGCCTACTAAAGCATCATTGTTTGATTCCGAGCCTAGTGAGGAAACTGACGATGTTGTAGAAGAGCCGAAAAAGGTAGCTACCAAAAAGGCAACACCTGCCCCCGAAGAAGATAGCGATCTGAGCGCGATTATTGATAACTGGGAAGACGATTAACCATTCGTTGTCAAAGGTAATTGGATTGCCGCCATGATGAGGAAGTGTAGTAATTACTCAGCATGGCGTTTTTGGCTACGGGTGGGGATATGGAAACAAAAACATTCTTACAAAAAGCGCTTAGTAGTGATGGGTACTTCTGTTTATTTGCTGCACGTTCAGAAGACGGGCGTAGGGTCCAGAAATTTTACGACTCTATCGATGCGCTTGTAGACGCTGCGAGTAATTTCGATGACGAGGGTTTTGATGTTTACTACGGCTTAGCTACGTTTAACGAAGGTGGCTCACGTAAACTTGATAATGTTAAGCAGCTATCGTCGTTTTTTCTCGACCTTGACTGCGGACCTAGTAAAGATTTTGTCTCACAAGAAGTTGCTATAAAGGCACTACGGCAGTTTTGCACTAAATACAAACTACCTACACCGACGTTAGTTAACTCTGGTCGGGGTGTGCACGTGTACTGGTTCTTATCGGAACCGGTATGCTATGCGGATTGGTACCCTGTAGCAGAGCGTCTCAAGCGACTATGTGCGGAAGATAGCTTCGATGCTGACCCCGCGGTGACATCTGACGGCGCACGCGTGTTAAGGATTCCACACACGCATAACTACAAGACAACGCCACCGTCACCTGTAGGGTTTTTCGGGTTGACCGGAAAATTTGAAACAGTAGATTTTGATGCGTTTTCGGTTTTGCTTGGGGAAGATGCGATACCAGTTCCTACGGTATACGCCCCGCAAGAGATGAGCGAGGCTATGAAAAACCTGCTCGGCAACAACGAGAACGTGTTTAAAGACATATTGGTTAAGACTCAAAATGGTGAAGGGTGTGCACAGATTGCGTACATAGTCCGAAATCAGGAGTCTATGAGTGAGCCAATGTGGAGGGCTGGGCTGTCAATTGCTAAATTCTGCACCGATGCGGACAAAGCGATACACCTAATATCGCATAAGCACCCCGATTACACTCCACGCGATACGTTGAAAAAGGTAGAGCAGATCAGGGGCCCATACACATGCGCTAAGTTTGACGAGTTTCGTCCTAATGTATGTAAGGGGTGCCCTCTATGGGGGCAGATAAAATCTCCGGTTGTATTAGGCAGACGGCTTAAAGAAGCTGAAGTAGATGCTGATGGTAATTACGTGGGTACAGTAGTAGAAGCCCCCGCATTAGAGCTACCCACCAAGCCAGTACAGCAGTATGTGATACCTAAATACCCTTTCCCGTTTGTGCGTGGGGCTAATGGTGGGGTGTATGCCCGCACCGAAAAAGATGACGGACAAACCGACGAAGTGTGCATATATCGTAATGACTTATATGTTGTTAAGCGGGTGATTGACCCTGAAGTCGGAGAATCACTAGTAATGCGGTTACATTTACCCATGGATGGTGTCAGAGAATTTACCGTCCCTATGACAGCAGCTACCTCAAAGGATGAGTACCGTAAAGTGCTGGCTATGAAGGGAGTTGCTGGAGCTAAAGTAGAACATCTTATGGCATACACAAACGCGTGGATAAACGAACTACAGGCCAAGAGTACGGCAGACGCTGCCCACCATTGTTTCGGCTGGACTAACAGTGATATGGAAGCGTTCGTACTTGGCAATCAAAAGATCACTGCGACCTCTATCGAGTTTAACCCACCCTCAACTAAAACTGTGGGCTTGTTCCCAGCGTTTGAGCCTAAAGGGACCTTAGAGGGTTGGAAAGAAGCGCTTGAATTGTGGAACGACCCGCAGTTTACGCTACAGCAGTTTGCGCTAGGCATGGGTTTCGGCTCTGTGCTTATGGAGATGTTAAACGTGTCTTGTGGCACTGTGTCTTTCTATAACAAAGAATCGGGTGTAGGTAAGACAGCGTTACTGCAGGCAGCGGTAGGTATATGGGGTAACCCTAAAGAACTTATCCTAGACAAAGACGACACTGTGAACTTCAAGATGAACCGCAGTGAGGTGTACCACAGCTTACCGTTCCCCCTAGATGAAATCACCAATATGACACCGAAACAGATGTCAGACTTGGTCTATCAAGGCACAAGCGGTAAACAGCGCGGTAGGATGTCGGCCAGTGCAAACGTGGAACGGCACCGGAGCGGTAGCTGGAGCTTGCTGATGATGTATACGGCGAATACCAGCATCGTCGAACGCATAAGCATGGCAAAGGCTATGCCGAAAGCAGAGGCCCA